ACAACCTCATTTTTGCGGACAAGGTGTTCCGTGGCTATGAGGAAGACTTCAACATGTCTCCGAACGGCTATACCGTTGGCGACACCATCTCGATCCGCAAGCCGGCTGACTACACCGTCCGTGACGGTGCCGTTGCCTCGGCCCAGGACGTGGTGGAAGGCAAGACGACCATTCAGGTTAACAAGCGCAAGGGCGTGGACTTCAAGTTCACCTCGCAGGAACTGTCCCTGAACATCAAGGACCTGACCGAACGCGCGATCAAGCCGGCCATGGTCCAGCTTGCCAACCAGATTGACAGCGATGTTGCGGCGCTCGCCAAGGACATCCCGTCGTGGGTTGGCACTGCCGGCCAGACCATCAACTCCTATGCTGACTTCGCCCTGGCTCCCCAGCGCCTTGACGAATATGCCGTGGGTTCTGAGGGCCGCATGGCTGCTCTTGCTCCCTCCGATCATTGGGGCCTGCTCGGCTCTCAGACCGCCCTGTACATGCAGGACGTTGCAAAGGGTGCCTATCGCAAGGGCTCGCTCGGCATGATCGGTGGCGTTGACACCCACATGAGCCAGAACGTGCAGTCCCTGACCATGGGCTCGCGTACCGGTTCGATCCTGATTGATCTGTCCATCACGTCTTCGACCGTCTCGTATGCGTCGGTCAAGGACACCATGGTCCAGACGATCCACGTCGACGCTCTCGGCGGTGCCACGCAGACCATCAAGGCCGGCGAGGTGTTCACCATCGATGGCGTTTGGGCTGTCAACCCGGTCACGAAGGCTCGCCTTCCGTTCCTGAAGCAGTTCGTTGTCGTCTCTGACGCGACTGCGGCGGGTTCGGAGACGGATTTGGAAATTTACCCGGCCATGATCTGGACGGGTGCGTTCAAGAACGTCGATGTTGAGGGCGTCACGGACCTGAACAATCAGCCGGTAACGTTCTTCGGTACGGCTTCGACCCCGTATCGCCAGAACCTTGTGTTCCAAAAGAACGCCTTCGCTCTAGTCACGGTCCCGCTGGTCTCGCCTCCGGGCGCAACCCAGGTTGGTCGCCAGACATACAAGGGCACGTCGGTTCGTGTGATCCCCGTCTATGACGGCATCAACGATCATTCGATGTGGCGTCTGGATATCCTCTACGGCGTCAAGACCATCGACCCCCGCCTCGCCACCCGCCTGAGCGGTTCTTCCTGATCCCTTGGGGGCGGCTAACCACCGCCCCCTTCCTCTTTTCTGAAAGGACAGTCCAATGGCTGTGAAAGAACTCTCTGACGGCGGCCCTGATGGCGTCCGCCTTGGTCAGTCCACGACCGATAAGGTCGGTTTCTTCGGCACTGCCCCGGCTGCCCAGCGTTCCGGCGCTGCGCAGGCTGCGGCCCCCGCTGGCGGCACTGGCGCGACTGCCGGTGCCTATGACACCGCCCAGAACCGTGATGCCCTGATCAACCTCGTGAACGAGATGCGTCTTGTTCTGGTGACGCATGGCCTCATGAAGGGTTCGGCGTAACAAGGCCGGGGGAGGGGTTCGCCTCTCCCCCATTCATTCGAGGTTCCCATGGCGACAGCACACGATATCATCGTTGACGCAAGGGCTCGCCTTGGCATCGACGAGGCGGAAGAACCGCTTCAGGACTACGAGGCCCAGCGGGGCCTGGCAGCCCTGAATGACATGCTCCAGCAGTGGGTGCTGGAAAAGACCATCATGTCCGCCCCCAGGCTCGACAGCCTGACGGAGACGGTATCGGTGGACACCTACGGGTTTTCGTCCATCACGGATGAGGGGAACGAGGCGTTCAAGGCGTGTCTAGCCGTTCGCCTTGGCCCCTACTACGGCAAGCAGGCCGACGCGACGACCGTGAACATCTGCACCAATGCGAAGGAGGCGATCACCAATGCGTCCTTCGATCCCGACAGCGTTGCGGCTGATACCGACTTTCCGAAAATGCCCTCTCAGCGGCTTGTGGATTACTGATGCTTGAGGCCCCCTTTGCCGTCAAATCCGGCAAGAACCTCACTGATCAGAACTCCCGTGAAAACCTGATCAACATGTATGTTGAGAAGGTCCCGCAGGGGCGTGGTCAGATCGTCAGGACGGGCCGCGCTGGCGTTCAGAAAAACTTCTCCGTATCGGGTGATGCGAGGGGCGTTGCTTACCTTCGCGGTGGGGATTACGCGGTTATCGGGGACGGGTTCTACCGCTTGACCACGACGGAGGCTATCCGCCTCGGAACGCTCCAGACGGCCACCGGCAAGTGTTCGTTCGGTGAGAACGCAACCCAGATCGGGATTTGCGACGGCTTCGGGCTCTATGTGTGGAACGGAACCACGCTTACCCAGGCTTCGCTGCCGATCTCTGCCGCTGGTTCCTTCGCTGCCCTTGATGGGTACGGCATTCTCAACGACCGCAACTCGGGCCGGTTCTACCGGACCAACCTCAACGACTTCTCGACGGTGGAAGTTCTTAACTTCGCGACCGCCGAAAGCCAGCCGGACAAGCTGAACCGGGTGTTCACAGATCACCGTGAGGTGTGGCTGTTCGGTGAGACATCAATCGAGGTGTGGGCCAACTCGGGCACGGCTGGTTTCTCGTTCCAGCGGGTGGGCGGTGTGGCTCTGGAGCGCGGTTGCGGCGCTGCCTACTCGGTTGCATCCGAAGACAACACGGTTTTCTGGCTCGGCAACGATGGAATGGTCTATCGCGCCGATGGATACCGCCCCGCGAGGGTGTCGGATGAGGGAATTGAGCGCCTGATTGGCGATGCAAGGCCCTATTCGGACGCTTACGGGTGGGTTTACGCCATTCCGGGGCACAAGTTCTATGTTCTGACGTTTCCGGGGCGTCTGACAGTCGCATATGACATCGCAACTGGCATGTGGCATCAGGCGCGGACGTGGGGGTCTTCGTCTTGGGATATCGTTGGGCCTCACAAGCTCGGTTCAACGGTGGTTCTCGGCCACGATGGCGTCTGCCAGCTCGTGAAGACGGCCTATCAGGACAACAACGACATTCTGGAGCGTGTCGCGGTCGCCCCGCCGATCTACCAGAGCGGCAAGCGCATTCAGGTTGACGCCTACTGGCTCGATTGTGAGGTGGGAACCGCCGATCCGAGCGTTTCGCCCTCTGTCATGCTGTCCCTCGCAAAGGACGGGATGACCTTCGGCAACGTCAGGACGCGCGCCTTGGGTGCCGTGGGTGATTACAAGCGCCGTGCGGTCTGGCGGAACCTCGGCATCGCTAGGGACTGGACGTTCCGGGTCAGCTTTACCGACAACGCGCCGTTCTCGGTGATTTCGGGGCGGATGGAAGCGCAGGTGCTTGGTTCATGAGCGCCGCGCCTCCTAATATCCAGTTCGTTGACGAACGCCGATTTCTGACACGCGAAGCCCGCTTCTACCTCGAAAGCATCGTCGCGACCCCCACGGAACAGTTCATCGCGGGCGAAATCCTCGGGCTCTCACCGACATCCTACGCCTCGTTCTCGTTCAACCAGTCGGGTGAGGTGAGTGCGGCGACGGCAGCTAACCCGACCGGCACCGATGCCCAGGTGGTTGTGTACGTCGTGCCTGACGGTGAGACGCCATCGGCGGAATACATCGTCGTGTCATTCGCTGACGTTCCGGCCCTGTCGAGTGTTACGCTGCCGACGCTGGTAGCGCAGGCCATTCCACCGGGCGCCTCGATCTACGCCTACGCCACGGTTGCGGCGACGGTCACTCTCACAGTCTCAGGGGTTCGCAGGGCGCAATGATCCGACAGGCCAAGCTCTCCGACATCCCCCGGATTGTCGAGATGGGCGCGAAGTTCCACGCCATGTCCGATTACACCTTCGTTGAATATGACCCCGTTGCCTCTGCGGCGTTCCTTGAGGCGACGATACAGAACCATGACGGGATCGTTCTCTGCCATGAGCAGGGGATGATCGGCGGGGCTCTGGTGCCGCTCTACTTCAACCCGGCAAAGCGGGTGGCGGTTGAAACCTTCTGGTGGGCCGATGCGAACGGCATGGCCCTTCTGGATCATTTCGAATGGTGGGCTGAAGCGCGCGGCGCTGTGGCCGTCACCCTCTCATGCCTTGGGAACAAGCGCGACAAGGCCCTTGGTCGGGTCTTTGAACGTCGCGGCTATTCCAAGGCGGAGACCTCTTACATGAGGGCTATCTGATGGCAGCTATCTCAGGGCTGATTGCGGCTGGCGTCGGTGCAGCCGGTGCAATCGGCGGCGCGGCTCTTTCGTCCTCGGCTGCAAAGAGCGCGGCGAACACGCAGGCCGCCGCACAACAGCAGGCAACGCAGTTCCAGAAGGACGCGCTCCAGCAGACGCGCATGGACAATGCGCCGTGGATGTATGCGGGGCAGACGGCGCTCTATCAACTGATGGATGGTCTGGGTCTGTCCCGCCCGCAGAACCCGATCTTCTACGATCCAAACTCCGGCCCGATTGGTTCCGCCTACGCTCAGGGCTCCAATCAGAACGCCATGGGTCGGGATGGGGCTTTCCAGACGGGCGGCATCGCGAACGCCCCCGCAGGCCAGACCTCGAATGCCACCTCGGCATGGGGCGGGCAGATGACGCAAGGGGCCGGGTTCCAGCAGACCCCCGGCTACCAGTTCCAGGTGCAGCAGGCCAACGATGCCGTTCAGAACCGCATGGCCGCTCTCGGCATGGCTGGATCGGGCGATGCCATGAAGGCGCTTGCCACGACCACGAATGGCTTGGCCTCTCAGGAATACGGGAACTACCTCAACCGCCTCGCTTCCATGGCGGGCATGGGCCAGACCCAGACATCGCAGAATAACGCCGCTGCCATGGGTGCAGCCGGGAACATGTCCAACATCGCCATGGCGGGCGGGCAACAGCGGGCCTCCTCGATCATGTCGGGGGCGAACTCGTGGA